GTCTACAAAAGATTTAACAGGTATGTTGGTATCTAAACAAAAAGAACCTAAAGCAGATCAATGGCACGTGGTCGAGTTTCCAGCAATCATGGATCACGGACCTGATAAACAAAAACCTGTGTGGCCAGAGTATTGGAAGCTAGATGAATTAGAAAAAGTAAAAGCAACACTACCCGTTGGTAAATGGAACGCACAATGGATGCAACAACCAACATCTGAAGAAGGTGCTATTATAAAACGTGAGTGGTGGCGTAAATGGAAACACGATTGGATACCAGATTTACATCATGTCATACAATCTTATGATACAGCGTTTATGAAAAAAGAAACTGCAGACTATAGTGCTATTACAACGTGGGGTGTATTCTATCCTAACGAAGATTCACCTGCTAATCTAATACTATTGGATTGCATAAAAGAACGATTTGAGTTTCCAGAACTACGTCGTCAGGCGTTAGATCAGTATAAATATTGGCAACCTGAAACAGTTATTATTGAAGCTAAAGCATCTGGATTGCCTTTGACCTATGAGTTAAGGCAAATGGATATACCAGTTTCTACCTTTACACCATCGAAAGGAAATGATAAGCATGTAAGAGTTAACACGTGTGCACCTCTTTTCGAGTCTGGAATGATCTGGGCGCCAGAACAGAACTTTGCAGAAGAGGTTATTGAAGAATGTGCAGCATTCCCGCACGGTGATCATGACGACCTAGTCGATTCTATGACTATGGCTGTAATGCGATTCAGGCAGGGAGGTTTTATCTCTCACCCCGAGGATTATGTAGAAGAAAAATCAGTGCCTAGAAAAAGGAATTATTATTAATGAACCCACTTAATGTTTTAAAAAATATAATTTTAAAAAAAACAATACAAAAACAAACAGGTATTACGAAACAAATATTACCTGGAGATGTAGCCTCGGCAGAAGCAAAAGCAAGATATGCTTTAGATGCTTTACTAAAGCGTGGAAATATAAATGTTAATAATTTAACAAAAAGTGATTTAGAATTTGTTGCAGAAGGCATAGTTAATCCACTTAAAAATGTAGAAACAAAAGTAGTTAAACAATCAGCAGATATACTACCCTTTAGATTTAAAAGAAGTTTTGCAGAAGAACTAGCAGATGCAAGTAAAAAAGGTGATTTTAAAAGAATGACAGGTATTATGTCAGTTGATCCTGAATTTAAAGAAGTTATGAAAGCTTTTAAAAAATCAAAAGCAGAACAGGAAGCATATAAAAAAATGGTGGGTCCTAAAAAACTTATTCCAGATCGTGATGTAATTCCTTATCAATCACCAGAGGTACAAAAATTAAGTCCTGAAGAAAAATTAGCACGTACTACTTTAACAGAGGATCAGTACAAAAATGTTTTAAAAAAAGGTAAAACACTTGATGATGTAATTTATGCACAAGATTTTTATGGTGATACAGCAGAAGACGTTATTACAAAAATAACAGAGGGAGAAAAATTTCCATTTGCAGACGGCGGTGTTGCAGGATTACTGGGTGAAAGACAAAACTTTGCTATGGGCCGTCGTGCGTTTTTAAAATTAATGGGTGGCCTTGGTGCAGGTATTGGTGCAGCTAAAGCTGGTTTAGGAAGTTTGTTTAAAACAAGTAAACCAGTATCTAAACTTCCAATAATCAAAACAGATAATGTTGCAGGTAAACCAGAATGGTTCGATCAACTAGTTAACAAAGTTATTCTTGAAGGTGATGATGTTACTAAAAAATTTGCAACCAAAGAAAGAGAAATTGTACACTCAAAAAAATTAGATGATGATACAAGTGTTACAGTAACACAAGATTTAGATCAGGGTGCTGTTAGGGTTGAATATGATAGTCCAGAAAATATGTATGGAGATACAGTTCAACTACAATACAAAAAACCATTACCAGATGAAGGAAATCCAAGACCATCGGCAGAGTTTGACACTGCAGAAAGCGTTCCTGTTGCAAGAGCCGATGACCCTGATGATTTCAAAATAGAATTAGATGAAGGTGGTGGTACAAGTATTAAAGATTTATCGTCTGATGTATCTAAACTAAAAGAATATGCAACAGGTAAAAAACCTACGATGAAAGAAATTGTACAAAACAAAAAAAGAAAAGATAAAGCTAAAGCTATATCAGAAGGTGACTATGATGCTGAATTTGAATTTATGGAAAAAAGACAAGGTCAACCATTTTATGATCCTCCAGAACCAGACGACTTTGCATCAGGCGGTCGTGTTGGTTTTAGAGTTGGTGGTTCAGTTAAAAAATTTTTAGAAAAAATATTTGGTAAAGAAGCTATGAAAGAAATGCCAAACAGAGATCCTGAAATGTATCAAGGCATGTTAGAAGTTGTTGAAATGTTTAGAAACAGAGACAAAGAAGGTCTAAAAATGTATTTACAAAAATTTTTGCCTCACATGGATGACGAAACAATTGAAGCGTTTATAATAGGTGATGCTGTTGATGCTGCTGGTCAAGGAAAGTATGGTCTTGATAACATACAAGGTCAATTAATTAGACTTGGTAGTGGTAGAGACTATGCAGGTAAAATAGAAGCATTTAAAAGACTTGAAAGAAACAAAACACTTAAAGATTTAGAGGTTACAGACAAAATGAAACGTAAACCAAACGCATCAGGCGGTATTGCTAAAATGTTAGGCGAGTAATGGACATATTAAATTACATTGACAAGATGCAAGAGATGTACGGAGACAAACCAAGCTCCACGGTCCTTGGACCACGGAACATGTACGCACAAGGCCAGTTAGTACAACCCAGTAACGACGGATCACGGCCCGGGTATGCTAAACAAAAACAAAAATTTATATCTGGTCCAGGCACAGGTGTTACAGCATTAGATGATCCTAAAAAATATAAAATTGTAAAAAAATATTTAAACAAAGTTAAAACACAAAAAAACAAAAGAATATTTTTAGACTGGTCAGAACAAATTGGAGCTAAACCTAATCCATGGTACACAAAACTTAAAAAAGAAGTAAAGTTAACCCGACAACCATTAAACGAATTAATTAATAAAGTTATATCAGAAGAATTTCCCACAGCATATTCTGGAAAAGCTGGAAAAGCACAATATGCAAGAGAAATGACTGTTAAGTCTTTTATTAATTATTGGAATCAAAATGGAATGTTTGATGGTAATGAAAAATTAACAAAAAATTTAGAACAATTTGTAACTTCAAAAAAAGGAACTCCTAATAATTATGAAAATATAAATCGTTATTTTACAGAGTGGAGAGATGGTAAATTTGAGGTAGATGGCGTTGATAGAAAAAATTTAGATAAAAGTTTACTACAATCTATTAAAAACTGGAATCCCTCTAATAAAAGTAAAAGAAGTGTTGGTGTAAAACAACAGCTAATATATTTAAATAATTTAAGTCCTAATCTTTCTTATGACAGAGTTGCCAATTTATTTGCACAGAAATTTCCAGATAATGCGCAGACATTACAACATAGATTAAATCAATTAACAGAATTAAAAAGAAATGGTGTTTATAATGATGGTACAGGTAACCCAAAAAAAATTCCTGGCATAGGAATAGGAGAAAGATCAGGTTGGTTAAAAGAAGGATATGGAAAAGGGTTTCTTGGTAATTATGGTAGATTAGTTAAAAGAGCTGATGAGTTAATGGCTGCAGGTGAAACTAAATTTGCAAGACGATTATATAATGCAGCTGATAAATTTTTTAGTCCCACTGGTATATTTACAAAAGCTGCTGGAGAAGGAGAACATCCTCTATCAAGAAACATGGGTGATGGTCCTATTGGTAATCAATTAAAAATAAATAGTTTGGTAAGTGGTGACTTAAATCAATTTAAAAAATTTAACTTTGATTCACCTGTAAGAAATTTAGTTTTAGAATATGAAAACCCAAAAACTACAAGTTCTAGAAAAAAAGAAATTAAATTAGAAATAGAAAATAGAAAAAAACTTATGAACATATTAACAGAGGGACCTAATCAAAAAGGAATAGTAGACTCTGTTAAATTTAATTATGGAAGTAATAAAATTGGTGCGAGTGTAGATGTTCCAGATATTGATAAGATAAAAAACTTTGACATAAATGAATTTATTACCAGAGGTGAAGAATATAGAAAATCTGTTTTACAAAAAGGAAAAGACGTTGGTCTGATAGACAAAAAAGGACAAATAATAAAACAAACATTAGGTGTAGAACAAATAGATAATTTGTTATTAAAATTTGCAGGAACAGTAACTGATAAATGTGCTGTGAATTTAAAAGCAGGTGGTCGTATAGGTTATAGTTTAGGAAGTGAAGCCTGTTTAAAAATAGGTAAGGAAGCTTTAGATAATGGTTTAATAAAAGGATTTTCAAAAAATCAACAATCTTTAGCTGAAGGAATTTTAAAAGCAGGTAGAGGAATGGGTAGTATGTTTGCGTTAAGAAATATATTAGGACCAGCAGCAATTGCTTTTACTGTAGCTGCAGAAGCAGGGTTAGTTGGTTATGATATGTTAGCAACGGGTAAATCATTTAAAGAAGCAATAGGAAGTAGTTTATTTAATTATGCACTAGGAGATAAAACTAAAATAGATAATAAAAAATTAAGATACAAAGGTTATGCAGATGCTGGAATAAGTGCAAATCAAATAGGTAAAATATCTGCTTATGAAAATGCAATAGATGAAATAAATAATATGTCTGCAGAGTTTGATGAAGAAAACAGACTTTATAATATTGCTGCAAACCAAAAAGGTAGTGGTAGAATAAGTCCAGAAAGATATAAAAAAATAAAACAAAAACAAATTGAAAATTATTTTAATCAAGCAGATAAAAATAAAGCATTAATTCAAGATTTAGCAAGAACACAAACAGAAGATAGATTAAATAAAGCTATTGATCCAATGGTGCCAGCTTTAATGTCTGATGCAGATGCAAAAAGAAAAGCAATGCAAATGACAAAACCATCAGCTGTTATGTTTGGAAATTTTATGGACACAACGTTTCCTTCAGGATTTTTTAGTGATACAACTTTTAAAGAAGATAGAGATAGGGCTATAAATTACATGCCAGAAGTACAAGAATACTACAGAGGCAATTACTTTGCAGGCGGCGGTATAGCAGGATTATCCGGCGGTGATAAATCAGGACCACCACCAGAATCAGGACCAGCTTCACAAGGGTTGCGTTCATTATATAAAAATGGTAGAAAACTATAACGGAGAATAAATGGCAGATATAGATAAAGCTCTCCCGAACACTCGTACTGAATTAAAAGTTCCTGGGCAGGAACAAGACGTCGAGATTCAAGAGCAACAACCCGAAAAAGGACCAGTAGAAATAACACCAGATGAAGATGGTGGTGCAACGATTGATTTTGAACCAAGTGCTGTAAACCAAGCGAGCACGCAATCACATTTCGATAATCTTGGAGATATTTTACCAGAAGAAACTTTAGATCCTGTTGGATCAAAATTAAGATCAGATTATCAAGATTACAAAGCATCAAGAAAAGATTGGGAACGAGCATACATAAATGGTTTAGATCTTTT